ATAGCCTGAGGCGGACGGCCGATGAACGCAAGCGCGCCCGGGAGCGACGCGGGAGGGCCAGCACGGTCCTCACGAGCGGGCGCGGCCTCGGGGATACGGCCCAGCCCACGATGGCGCAGACGCTGGGGGGGTGAACATGGGCGCCCTGTTCCCGTATCCGTGGATGTTCGAAGCGGGGGTCATGCTGTTGGTGATGATTCTGCTGGCCATCTGTCTGAGGTACTGGTGAGCGAGACGTTCCGCGACATGCTGTGGTTCATCGGCGTGGTCCTGCTCGGGACCGGGCTGATCGTGCTCACGTGGGCGTGCTACGTGATCGGCAAGTTCTGGCGGGGACGGTAGATGCCTGTTGATCCCAAGCACCTGCTCCAGCGCTATGAGCGCCTGCTCGCGCGGCGACGCCTGCATGAAGACGTGTGGGAGCAGATCGCCGAGCAGATCCTGCCCCAGCGAACGGGCATCATCAGCAAGCGCTCGCCGGGCGAGAAGCGCACGACCAAGCTCTTCGACGGCACGGCGCCCGATGCGGCCCTGTTGCTGGCCTCTACGATGCACTCGACGCTGACGCCCTCGGCCGCGCCGTGGTTCTCCGTCAAGTATCGGGACGAGGCGTTGAACGACGATAAGGCAGTCCAGGACTGGTCGGAAGACACCGTACGGCGGATGGATGAGGCGATCAGCAACAGTACCTTCGACCTCCACGTGATGGAGTGCTACCTCGATTACGTGGCGTTCGGGATCTGCTGCATGCAGATTGAGCGGAACGCTGAGGGCGGTTTGCAGTTCCAATCCGTGCCCGTCGGGCAATTCGTGGTCGATGAAGACGCGGAAGGTCGCGTCGATACGGTGGCCCGCTCGTTCACCTTGACCGCCCGGGCGGCGGTGGATCGCTGGGGCGAGGAGGCGGTGTCGGAGGCCATCCGCAACGCCTCCACGAAAGAGCCCGAGAAGCCGTTCACCTTCATGCATTGGGTGGGCCCACGGCCCGAGAAGGAGCAGACCAAGAAGCTCAAAAACATGCCCTGGATATCCGCCTATGTGGAGGTGGGCGCGAAGACTCTGGTCGGCAAGGAGGCGGGTTTCCACGAGATGCCCTACGTGACCCCACGGTGGGGCAAGGCCACGGGCGAGTGCTACGGATACGGGCCCGGGCATACGGCGTTGCCGTTCGTGCAAACGCTGAACGAGTTGACGCGGCTCTTCCTGAAGACGGCCGGTAAGGCCGCGGATCCCCCCACCGCCTCGCGGTGGAATGGGGTCGTGGGCCCCATCAAGTGGTTCCCCGGTGGGAATACCGTGGTGCGGGACATCAACGACTTCAAGGAGTTCCCGCCCCAGGCGCGATTGGATATCATCCAAGTCTTGGCGAACGACCTCCGCACGGAGGTGCGTCGTAACTTCCATGTGGACCAGCTCGCCCTCAAGGAAACGCCGCAGATGACGGCGCTGGAGGTGCAAGTCCGCTTCGAGCTGATGCAGCGCGTCCTGGGACCCACACTGGGCCGCCTGCGCGGGGAGTTCTTCACACCCAGCATCGAGCGCGTCTTCGGGATCATGAGCCGGGAACGTCAGTTCCTCCCGGTGCCCGCCATCCTGCGGGACTACATCCAAGACGTGGGCGAGTTCGACGTCCAGTACGAGGGCCCGATGGCCCGGGCCCAACGCACGCCGGAGCTGGTGGCCATCGAGCGCAGCTACACCATGGGCGGGGTCATCGCCCAGGTCTACCCGGCCATCTTCGACATCCCAGACCATGATAAGGTCTTCCGCCACATCTGGCAGGTGACGGGGGCGCCGAGCGACAACCTGCGGAGCGAGGAGGAGGTCAAGGCCATTCGGGACAAGCGGGCGCAGCAGGAGCAAGCGGCGGCGGTGGGACAGCTTGCGCTCGGGGCCACCGAGGGGGCGAAGAACCTCGCGCCCATCGCGGAGGTGGTGCGGAAGGCCGGCGAGAATGGCGGGGTGATTCCCGCGGATCAGGCGCGGTGATGGCTCTTCCCAAAGCCCTTCGCCATGCCTACAAGGCCACCTTTGGCGGCCAGCACGGCCAGGTGGTGCTTGCCGACCTGGCGGGCCAGGCCTACGCGATGGGGGACGGGGCGGGCAAGCTGATTTCCCATATTGTGAGCATGGTCTCGGGACAACTCGACGGAGGCGATGATGATGCCCAAGAAAAAGAAGAAGCCTAAGAAGTCGAAGCCGCCAGCGCAGTACTAAGTACTGCCCACGTCCTGGCCTCATGAGCTAGGGCGGGCGCACGCCGAGAGAAAGGGCCCTCACCCGTACGGGGGGTGGGGGCTCTTTCTTTTTGGGTGAGGAGGGACGCATGGCCGACGAACCGGACAGCACCGAAGACACCGAGACCCCGGCGCCCGGCGCAAGCCTGGCCACGGCGGCGGCGGAGCCCGCGTCCGTCCCGACCGCCCCCGTGGACTGGCGCACTGGCCTCCCGCCTGACCTCCAGACGGACAAGACGCTGAGCCAGATCAAGGACGTGCCCACCCTGGCGAAGGCCTACGTGGACGCGCAGAAAATGGTCGGCGGCTCGATTCGCCTCCCTGGTGAGAAAGCCACACCCGAGGAGCGGCAGAAGATCCTGGATGACGTGTACGCCAAGCTGGGGCGCCCCGAGAACGCGGACGGCTACCAGATCGCGCATCCGCCCCTCCCCGAGGGCGCGACGTGGGACGAGCGCGGCGAGAGCCTGATGCGCGGGGCCATGCACCAGGCGGGGCTCAACACCCGCCAGGCCCAGCTCATGTACGACACGTACGCCCGCATGATCGAAGGGCAGGCGCGCGAGCTGGTGGTGCGGAACCTACAGGGGCAGGTGGAGTCGGTCAAGGCGCTCAAGCAGGAATGGGGCCCCGCCTATAACCGCAACTTGGATCTCGTGCATCAAGTCGTCCACACGCGGGCGGACGATGCCTTGCGGAGCATGCTGGACGCGACGGGCCTGGGCAATCATCCGCTCATCGTGCGGGCGTTCCTCGCGCTGGCCGAACAGGACGCCGAGGACGGGATCATCGCGGGCGATGTGATGGGCGTGACCGCGCCCGGCATCGCGCAGGTCAAACTGGACGAGATCCTGGGCAACCCGAATCATCCGTATTGGAAGGGGGACCCCGAGGCCGTGGAGCATGTGCAGGGATTGCGCAAGCTGATTCACGGCACCAAGGCAGTCGCCACGATCGGATAGCGTACGACAGAGCCGGGCAGCGCGGAAGCGTCCGGCTACGGCACGGTAAGACGGCCGTCCACCCCACGTCACGGGGCAGGGGAGTCCGCCGCACGGCGGGCAGCTCTCCGCGTGATCGGGCTTTTTCGTCCAAGGGGAGGAATGCGCCGTGTCGTTCACAGTGGATACTGCATTCGTCACCAGCTTCGAAGCGCTGGTCCAGCACCTCTCCCAGCAGGAGGGCACGCTCCGGGGCTCCTGCCGGGAGAAGCGCATTGTGGGGAAGAGCCACAACTTCGAGCGCCTGTCCTCGGTCGAGATGGCCGAGGTCAACACCCGGCACTCCACGATCGCCCTCACCGAAGTCACGCACAGCAGGCGGCGGGCGCTCGTCCGCAACTTCGCCACCACGGAACTGATTGATGAGGAAGATGAGGTACGCCTGCTCATCAACCCGCAGTCGGAGTACGTCAAGGCCTTCGCCATGGCGCGGGGGCGCCGCTACGACCAGACGGTGATCAACGCCATTCGCAACCCCGCGACCAGCGTGGACGCGGCGGATGTCGAAAGCACCGTCGCCCTCCCGGCCGCCCAGCAGATTGCCGCGGGTGGGACGGGATTCACCTTCGACAAAGCCAACCAGGCGGTACGGATCCTGAACTTCGGTTCCGTGCCGCAGGGGCAGCGCCATGCGATCATCAGCCCGCATGGGGTCGAAGATCTGCTCAACGAAACCGAGGTGACCAGCTCGGACTTCAGCACCTTACGGGCGCTGATGAATGGGAGCATCGACAAGGTGGTGTGGATGGGGATGCAGTGGCACATGACGACGTTGCTGCCCATCACCGGCACCACGCGGTCGTGTTTCTTCTATCACCACGATGGCGTGGGCATCGCCACGACCCATGAGAAGAGCGTGATCAACACCAACCCGGAGCGCAACAACGCCACACAGGTTCAGGACAAGAGTGGCCTGGGGGGCACGCGCATCGACGACGCAATGGTGGTGCAAATCGACATCGTGGAATAAGGCGCTCGACAGCTCGACAGCGGAAAGGGGTTGACAGATGTCCACCGGATTGAGTCTTGGCACTGGCGATCTGGACTTCAGCGGGACCGCCGCGCAGGCGCCCAGCTATCGGTTGCAGCGCAACCAGCGGTTTGCCCGCAGTTACGATGTGTCCGAGCCTCTCGCGGACTCGGGGCTGGTGACGGTGGCCCTGCTCGCGGTGACGGGCGTGGTGGCGGGGACGGGGGAGATCAACCTGTTCACGTTGCCACCGGGCCGGGTGAAGGTCTACACGGACCTCTCTCGACTCGTGACCACGCAGTTCGAAGCGACCTCAGATTTGCACATCGGCGCTCGCCGGCATACCGACCCGGACGGGACGGCCGTCACGGAGAACAACAACCTGTTCGGAGACAACATCGACGTGGGCGGTGGCGCGATCGACGCCGCGCTCACGGTGCCGGCGGCCGGCATTCACGAGTTCAACAGCCGGGAGGGCGTGACGATCTTCGCCCTCATCGACACGGCCGACATGGAGGCGGCCGACAACCTGCGGCTCCACATGTTCTTCAAGAGCGCGCCGTAACGGCGGTGGAGGTGGCGGGGGGCCGCCGGGCCCCTCGCTTTCCGCCTCATGGCCACACGCGCTTTTACCGAACTGGCCACCACGCGCGGCCGCAGCGTGCGGATCGTGGAGTGGACGGGATTGCTCACGGGGGATGACGGACAACCCTTCCCCTTCGCTGCGCACTACAACGACAAGGCGGTGCGGGTGACGGGGACCTTTAACGGGGCCACGATCATCCCCGAGGGGGATGTCGCGCTGGAGAATACCGCAGAGGCCGACCTGGTGTGGGCGCAGCTCCGGGATCCGTCGCATACGCTCATCGCCATCACGGCGGCCGACCTGCGGCAGATCTTGGAAGGGGCCTCGGACATTCGCCCACGGGGGAGCGGCGGCGGGGGGAGTACCAGCCTCCGCGTGAGGTTGCTCCTCGTGCGGAAGTAGGAGGGATCATGCCTGAAGAAATGACCTGGGGTGCGGCCCTGCATGAGGTACGGAAGTGGGGTCAGGCCTTTCAGGCATTCCGCAAGCTGGAGGACGTGTTGCGGCTCCTGGCCAATGCGGAGGAACAGGCGAAGGGGGCGGAGTCTCTTCGCATCGAGATTGACAAACTGACCCGGGATCGGCAGACCGTGGCGGGCGACCTTGCCGGCCTAGAAGTGAAGATGGCCGCAGAGCGGGAACGGTTGATGTCTGCCATCCAGACAGAGGCCAATCGGCGTACCGACGCGCTGGCG